GCTTGAGTATTTAAAAGCCGCACATGATGCAGGCGCATTTGTTTGCGTTGCGCTGGGTTATGAAGCGGCTTATCAGGCTTTTTTAGATTCTATTGTTTAAAATGTAAAAAAATATGTTTACTTTTTAAAATAGAAGGTTTAATATATAACCACGCTTTCAAGAAGGCGAAACAATAATAAAATAATTTAGGAGAGCAACATGAGTAAATTTGAACCAAACAAAAGCTACAAATGTAGATCAATTTGTGACAGTGATATCTTTTTTGAAATTACTGTTATTTCAAGAACAGAAAAAAGTATTAAAGCCTTAGTTGATGGCGTAGAAAAAACACTAAGAATTAAATTATGGGCTGATAACGAAACCGTAAAGCCTTGGGGCTCTTATTCAATGTGTCCGATCATTACAGCATAAATAACAACAAAGCGCGGTGCAAGCCGCGCATTTTAGGAGCAAATAATTATGAAATTAAATATTAAAGAAATAAAAAAAGTTGCGTTTGAAAACGCTGACTTTTTTGCAGGCGCATTTCAATCAAAAGGAGTCACAATTGAAGCAGTTGTGACAGACTGCCCAGACAGAGCTTGGCTGGAAGTCGGGTTCAATGACTTGACTGTTATTGATGGCAAAGAAATTTCTTTGTTTTTCAAAGATGACGCGCAAGACACACTTGCTGCATTGTGGAGAGTTCAACAGCAAGTTGCAACAGACTTGCCTTTAGTTAAAAAAATTGTATCCAGCAAGTTTATTGCTGAAGATATGCACGGCAGAGATGTAGTGTGCGATACGCTTGAAGAAGCGTTGGACGCACATAAAAGATTTGGCAATCCACGCCAAATCGATGACGTGCAATTTATTTCTGGAGAAATCTAATGGAAATCAAAATTTACTTCAGCATCATCAGCCATGACGGTGTTGACATTGGCGTTGCGGCTACAGCAACACTTAGCGGTAAAAGAATTGAAGCTACTTTTCATCATGACATTGAAGATGATCGTGAGTGTTTAGTTGACGACATTTCATTTACCGATGAAGAAGGTGAAGAAATGATTGGCTCAGAAAAATTAAAAGAAATTGTTTATGAACACGTTAACGACAACGACATTAATATTTACAAAGGCATTGATGAAATTTACTTAAACGATTTTAAAAGCGATCACGATTACGCGGCATTAATGCAATAAAACAACTCCTACCTCTGCCGCTAAGACAAGTGGCTTTTTTTAATACAAAGGTGATTTATGATTGAATTTTTAAAAATGTTAGACGAAACAGGCATTGCTTATGCTATTTTTATTTTAACCGCTGTTTATTTTTGGACTAAAAGCAATAAAGCAACAACTGAGCTTTACACAATTAAACGCGAATTATTAAAATTAAAGGCGGTTTTATGAGCGCAACACTAGCACTAACGCTGTCATTTTTGACAGTAGACACAAACATCGACAAGCGCGGCAAAACAACACAGGTTGAGCGCATTGCCTACACAACAACGGCAATACCTTATGACACGCGCCAAGCATGCGCTAACGCCAAAGAAGAATGGAATCTTGCTGTTGGTGCTTACCAAATGTCAAAACGCCCAGCACGGGTGATTATGGCGGTCTGCAATGACAGCGCAACGGGAGTAGTAGAATGAAATACGACATTGCATTGCTACTTGCTGCGTTGGCGGTAGGTATTTTGATTGGAGGTGGCGTTCATGCTTTTACACATAGTCATTACCAAGAAGTAATTAAAACAGCCATTGGGGAATTCATTATTCACGATGGGAAAATTTACAGCGTTTATGAAATGGAACGCAACGTTCGTGGCGAATTACAAGCAGGTGCAAAATGATTCATTATCATGGCACACCGATAGGTGGAACAAGACAAGATGTAGCGCGTTTTCTTGTTGGTCGCCACGCACTAATTCCGTTTGGCAGACAAGATGATACAGGTGCGGTGCTAGAGTTTTGCCAATCTTTTGTGTTAGATAATGGCGCATTTAGTCATTGGAAAAAAGGTTATGGCGCGATTGACTTTGATGCGTATTTAACATGGGCGCAATCTCTATGTCGTCATCCATCTTTTGACTGGGCATTAATACCAGACATCATTGATGGTACCGAAGCTGACAATCAGGACTGGGTGATGAAATGGTTACGCAGTGGAACAAAAACAAAAGGTGTCCCTGTTTGGCATTTACACGAATCGTTTGAATATCTTGAATGGCTTGTTGATAAATTTGAAATTGTTGCGCTTGGTAGTAGTGGTGATTATGCAACGCCAAATACTAAAAAATGGTGGAGTAGAATGTCAGACGTAATGAATGTTGTTACTGATGATAAAGGTAGACCTAAATGTAAACTGCATGGTTTGCGCATGCTTAACCCTAAAGTGTTTACTAAATTACCGTTATCATCGGCAGATTCAACTAACGCTGCGGTAAATTGCGGGTCGCTTGATAGATTTGGAATTTATAAACCTGCTACAGCAGCTCAGAGAGCAGCGGTAATTGCAGATAGAATTGAGCAACATAATTCTGCGCAATTTTGGAATCGTGATAACAATCAATTTGAATTGGAGTTTTAAAATGAAACAAATAGCATTAGAAGAACACCTGATTAACAGGCTTAATGAATTAAAAGAAGAACGTAAAAGCCTGAAGCGTCAAAAACTGCGCAGCATTAAAGAAACCATTGATATTCAATTTATATTGGCAAAATTTAGAGAGGAGCGTAAACATGGGTGAATTAATATTTTGGATTGGCATTGTGGTTATGATTGTTTGTTTTATGGTGGAGTACGCGCGTGGAGATTGACGACATTGCAGCATTAATATTCTATGTGTTAGCACTCATATTAGCGGGGATATGGCTATGGCATTGATTAAACCAGTATCGCCTGTACCATATGTAAAACCAAACAAAAAAGATTGCCTGCATCCTTGGTGGCAAAGTTATCCAAGCAGGCATATTAGGATTTGTGGCGAATGTGGCGAAGAACGAAAACTTTTTGATTTAGATATACAGCATCAACGATAAGGTGAAAAAATGAGTGATATAACAAAAAAAGATTTGCAGTCATTGAAAGATAGAATTTCATATAATCCAATGACTGGTCAATTTTTTAGAAAAACCAGTCCAACCATTCCAATGGTTTTGTACAATCGTGATCGTGCGAGTTTTTTGCTTAAAGTTACCGCAAGTGGACGCACAAAATGGCATCAAGCGTGGCGTGTGGCTTTTTTTCTTGCTCAGGGTTATTACCCTGTTTACGAAGATTCAATTTGCTATAAAGACAACAATAACGCAAATTTTACAATAACTAATTTGGAAATAATCAAGAAAAGCGAAAACGAGATAACATCAAAAGATTTTGCTAAACTTTATGGATTGTCTATTAACACTGTGAAGAAAAAATTTAATAAACTGCCATTTGTTTATCGAGTTATAAATCGACGTGTTACACATTTTTACAATCTTGAAACAGCACTTTCTGTTTGTGCTGATCTGATACATAAAAAAATGCTGAAAGATGATGTTGAGCATATTGATGATTTAATAAAAATTCAAAAATCAATTTATGATGGAAAAGAACGCGGTAATGATATGATTCGCGCTTTTCTATCAACTTGGTACGATGAAATGCCAAAACGTTGGGAGATGACTTTGTGTTAACACCTAAGCAATATGTAAAAGAACAGCAAGGAATATTGCGCCAATTAGCGTGGCTAATCAATGCCGCTAGAATTGGTGAATTACATACACTAAAAGTAAAGGAAGGTAAAAAATGATTAGTACAACAGCTTATATTTTAATCACCACCATTATTTATAACAATAACCTTACGCAAACCGATACATCATTTGCAGACAAAACATCATGCGAATCAGCAGCAGTTAGGCAGGATTTTGTTCTTAAATCTATGACTCATTTAACAGACTGGAATCTAACCTGCCACCCATATCAACTTAATGAGATTAAAAAATGATCCAGCAAATACTCCAGCGCGGGAATCGTCAAGGCATGACAATGCGCGAAATAACAGAGCTAACAGATTTAAAGCAACATCAAGTGGAATTTAAGGTTCAAAAGTTAATCAAAGAAGGCATTGTGCATAAATCTGTTGATAGAATAGACAATGCGTATTTGTACACGTTGACAAGCTATGAAGAATTGCCGCCACCTGTTGAATGTTCACCTGTTCGATTGGATAACGTCATTAAGCATTTAAACAAGCAGAAAGAACGAGTTAATGCAGGCGCACAGATTAAAACAAGCGACCCAGTAAATTCACCAAGCCACTATACTAACGGTTCTGTTGAATGTATCGATGCAATCGAATCAATGCTAACAAAAGAAGAATTTATCGGATTTTTACGCGGGAACATATTAAAATATCAATGGCGTTATAAGCAAAAAAACGGTGCTGAGGATTTAAAAAAAGCGCAGTGGTATTTTGATAAGTTAAAAGAAAAAGAGGGCGTGTAATGTATGAATTTAAAAGTGGTAAACCATCAGGCGGCTTGCGTTATCAAGCCATGCGCGATTATTTGATAAAATTAAAATGGTTTGCGGATAACCCCATGCAACCCGTGTTTATAAGTGAACGAAGTCAATGAAACCACGTTTAAAAAAACTAGGCAATTTATGGTTATGCTATACACAAACAACCATAGTTTGCACTGGTTCAACACCTGAGCAAGCCTATCAAAAATGGATGATTAAAAATAAAGCCGCTGAATAAGCGGCTTTTTTATTAAACTTCTAATGCTACATGAAATAGGCGTTTTATCCACCCTTTACCGTAAACATCAAATCCTTTTGTTTCAGTGTAGCGCAATGCGCGGTAAGTCAAAAATAAAGATAATTCTTCATTGCCGGATTTAGTAAATGCAGCGCGACTTCCTTTGCCAATAATACCATCGGCTTCTAAGTTACAGGCTTTTTGCGCTAATTTAATAGCCGTTCCGACACCTTGATTTACTGCACTATCAAATAGGCAAAGTGCAAATGGATAAGGCAGTGCATCGCAACCAGCTTTAATCCAATAGTCTTTTAAGTAAATTTCTTTAGCCTGTGCAATAGTGAGATTTTTAATATCCACGTTAGGATAAAACTTTTTAGCAATGCCAAACTTAGTTTCACCACCACTATCGCGGGGATCATTAACATAATCACCTTCACTTCCTAAAATAATTTCAAATGCTTTATCAAAATCGCTCATTTTTTTGCCCTCATAGAAAGTACCGTAATTAATTTTTGTGTTAAGCGAATCATATCATTATCGAGCAGGCGTATTTGGTCGATTAATTCAATCAGCGCGTCTGTTGTTTCGCTAAGGATTGGCTTAACAATCGATGTTGCCCAAAGCCAAACGAAATAGACAATGTAACCCATGCTCCCCGATGCAATAATGGGGAATCCATATTGGTTGATATACTTAGCTAATGCGTCAACATCCATTAGTCAATTCTCTTTTCTTGCGGGTTATTGAACCTTGCCACTTTTTCTTTTTCAATTGGCATATCAAGCGTTTCTGTCATTAGCACGTCTATTTTTACAATATCCTCTGACATAGCGGTAACACGCCTATCAAGTTGCTTGATGATACCGATAAGGCTTTTAATCTTTTCAAGTACGCTATCAAGCAAAAACTTAATGGTTAAAAAAACAAAGTACATACCGACACAGGCAGCGGCTATAGGAAAACCTACGTCGGTTGCGAACTGTAGGAATTCCATTACTTACTCGTCCACCAAGCGATAAACGAAAATAATGCTCCAATGGTAAAAACGATACCGCCAATGAAACCTTTATAACGTGTTTGCTCGTTCTTCATTTCTTCAAGGGTGGCAATTATGGCGTCGAGTTTTTTACCCCGATCTTCAAATATTTCTTCGAGGTTTTCAATTCGTTGCTCTACTTTAGCAAGGCGGCAGGCTTCGTCAGGCATAACTAATCCTCTTTTTTTTCTTCAGTTTGACTATCAGTTTGCTGTTTTAAATCAACAAGCAGGGGATATGCGCCCGACGAAGTTGGAAGTTGACCTAACATACTTAGTATCGCATTTGCTGATTCTTCAGATAAATTCCAAGTAATCATATTAGTTGCTCCAAGGTGTGCCGGTAGATAGTACGATTTGTTTGTTTTCAATATGAGCCGCTAATTCCGAATCTGCTAACGCTTCAGACTGTGTACCCACTAGATTTTTAATCCAGCCGACAACCTGCTCTTTAGTTAAATCGTCATAATCAATAGCTGTGCCTTTAGGTGCAGGAAACCCCGTAATAGAGTTAACCGTTACGCTGTCTGTGCCGTTTGATGCTGTGATAGTAAATTGCACTTGATTCACAATACCGTTTTGATCGCGTTGCAAGTTAGTTGGTTCGTATGTGTATGTTGTTGTCATGAGTATTTCCTTAAATTGAAGTGATTGTTTGCCATGCCGCACCAGAGTACACGCAGAGTTTAGCTAATGTGGTATCAAAAACCATTAAACCAGCAGCAGGTGACGCAATGGCGTTTTTCTGCGTGGTTGTCATGTTAGGCATTCTCACGCCTTTTGTTGTTGACTGTGCGTCAAGGATAGCGGATGCGTCGGGTGAAACTGTGCCAATCCCCAAACTCCCAGCCAAGTAGTTATTTGCCGACCCTGCCATATAGAGATTATATCTGCCTGTACCAGCAGCTATACCACCATAGAAACCCCAGTTGTTTGTTGCACCTGTTAAAGAACTATCAATTTGAACACCATATTGGTTTGAAACAGTTGAGCCTGCCCCAAGTGTGTTTTGCACCGCTACAAAATGTCTCATGTTAGTGCAATTAAAACTAGTGGCTTGAGTAGTTAGCTGAGTTAAAAAACCAGAGAGTTCTCCTGTTGACGCGCTGGGACAAGTCACTGCAACTTCTAATGCGCGGCTAACGGCTGAGCTAGAAGGTAATGTTCCCCCAATAAGCACTTTGTCATATGGGTTTGCCCCGTTTCCAATCCCCAAACTCCCAGCCAAGTAGTTATCAGCCGTTCCCGAAGCATAAATATTATAGCCACTGTTTGCAGTAAGGCTAATTTGCGCAGGGAAGGTTGGGTTTGATGCAAATACCACTGCGCCACTTCCTGTTTCATTTGTTAATGCGGCAGCGAGGTTTGCAGAGGTAGGTGTTTGAAGGAATGTGGCGACGTTTGTACCAAACTGATTTGATGTGATATTAGTGACCCACGCGCTACCAGACCAGACTTTAAATACGCCCGTTGCGCTGTTCCAATATAGCGCGCCAGTTAGCAAAGCGTTACCATCATTATCAACTGTTGGATCAGATGTTTTTGCGCCTAAATATCGATCATCAAATGAATCATAACTAGCAGCAGCCGCTGTTGCACTACTCGCAGCATTAGTAGCTGAGGTAGATGCGTTAGAAGCTGATGTTGCTGCGTTAGATGCAGATGTTGCTGCTGCGTTTTTTGAAGATAATGCCGCTGTTGCACTGGCTACAGCGTTTGCAGCAACAGCAACTTCTTGTGTCAATGCAGGTACAAACCGTGTTCGCCAACCGCCATTTCTTAACCCAGTTGTTGCATCATCATCATCTGTTACTGTTGACCCATCGCCACCTACGGTTGTACTAAAAGTTACACTACTCATAATAATTCCTTGATTTCATACGTTGTTTGATACCGCGTGTTATACGGTTGAGATATTGGCGACAATGCGCGTAAACGCCCTAAAAATGCCCGTCTTTGTAAATTTAGCGCGTCTGCATCGTCCCAAATATATAAAATCTCAGCGTCTGTTCCACTGATTTTCATAATGTCATTATTTAAAATTGATTCGGCATAGGTTAAATGGTCAAGCGTAAACTGTGCAACTCGATAACTTTCACGTCTATCAAAAAATTCTGCACCACTCATGGCTGTATCCACAACGGTGGATGATTCATAACCAATTGACGCGCCTAAGTTCATATTTAAAACTGGTTGATATTTAGTGCCGATAAAAATACGCCCAAACTCAACGTAAGTTGATACAGACTCAAAAAATTCAATTTGATAATATTGCTCAGAAACAACAACAGGAATAGATAAAATCAATGTTTTTGTGTAAAAATTAATTTCTTCGTCTGTTGGTGTCAAATCCCAAAAATGCACATCTTCCCATTCATAAGTTCCGTAAGGAGATTGCGGCCATACGTCTATTTGACCGCTGTCATAAACGAGTGTTGTGTATCCGCTATCTGAATAAACACGATAACGCCATTTTGCCGACGATGTTAAATTATGAGCAATGATGCCAACGGTTGAGATAATTCTCGCAATGTCTGTTGAAAATCGTAACCGTGTGCTTGCATTAGCATTATTTGTTGATCTTGCTACTTTAGATAATTGACGTGTTTTGATGTTGTCGAGCGGTAACGTAGCTGACCATGACCCGTATGCGCCAAACGTTGCCGCGTCAATTCTATTTTGATAACTGATAATAGTATTTGCCATGCTATCCCCAGAGCGTTAGCGTTGCGCGGTTTTTTGAATAATCTGATTCAATACCAAT